GGTCTCTTCAGTATAGGGGTCATCCGTGGTGTCATCTTCTAAATCATCATCACCATCGCCAGCTGTAAGACCTAAAGTTCCCGCATCTCCATCCTCGGAGGTGGCGAACTCTACTTCCGTGTCTTCTACTAAAAACTCACAGGCTGACTCAAGAACTTCGTCCTCGAATTCTCTAGAATAATCGGAAAGATTATCCGACATATGGATATTTTCGGCTGTGAGTCTAATTGTTTTCGCACTAAGGCTAATCGTTTCCTGCGCAGAGATATACGTTTGTGTGGATTTGATAGACACAAGACCGTTTTCACCTTTATTGCCAAACAACATCAAGCCTTGCTTATGGTCGTTCAGGACAATTTTCTTCTCCTTTTCGGACATAGTAAGGTTTTGTCTACCTGCCAAACCATTCTTAATGGTAAAATCACCTTGGGACCTAGTACCTATAGAACCTAGAATACCCTCACTCTCTTCTCTGTTCCACGCATTCAAACAAATCTTATACTTAGCGGCTGCGAGAATATCACCTTCTTCAATGTCCACCTCTAAGTTTCCTTTTGCTAAGTTAGTCACCAAGATATGAACATCTTCCGCATCGGAATCTAAAATACTTATATTTATATTCCCTTCCTTCGTCTCAAAGAACAGAGTGTTTTTAGCGTAGACTTGAATTGAATCCTCAACACCTTCATCTCCCGCTGTGGACTGAATCCAAATTCGGTTAGGACCTCCGTCATCTTCCCACTCATCGCCATCAGCGATAATAATCCTATCGCCTGTCGCTCCTGCGGTTCCTGTAGGTTCCGTACCTACATCTGTCCTTGGGTCGGCATCATCCAACAGAATAACTTTACCACCGGCAGACTGTAAGGTGACATGTTTCTCCTCATGTTCCGTGGTATGCTTTTCGGACATTAAAATTTTATGACCTTTAGGGGTTTTCCAGATATACTGTTCAGGTTGCCCGTTCTCCTCGTAAGCTATAAAACCCTCTGGATTTCCATACGACATTATAGGACCTTCTTTAGTTCTGCCGCGTATAGCATAAGGGTCAGTAGCTTCAGACTTTTGAGCTTCAGAACCTTCACCTTTAGCCTGCATAACCTTAACTTCAGCACCATGTTCTGCTTCTAAGTTATACAAGCACCCTAACCAAACCCAACCTTCTCCTTCAAGCTCTGTAATAATAACGGTAGCTCCTTTGCCAGGGACGGAAAAGAACCCGTACCCAGCACCACCAAAAGGTGTTGCCATTTTTGCGTCGAATGGCTTATCTTTGGCTACTACATCACATAAAACTTTAATAGTGCCTCCTGCCTTAGCATCAGACACATCGTGTACCCGCGCAGTTAAAATTTTTCCAAATGTCTGGTTAACTCTGCCGGAAGGCATTGCTTCATAGTTACCCCCTACAGAGTTCACTTTGTAATCCCTGTCAGCTACCCCTGTATTTTCAAGTAGCGTTGTAAGAGCATCAACGCGTGCTTCTAACTCTCTAACGCGTTTGTAATAACTCATTGAGGAGGACCTCCTTCAGAGGAGCCGCCAAACGGGTTAATCTGATTAAACAGGTCGCCAAACCCCGACTTGAGAGCTTCAAAAAGTACAGGGGTAGCTACATGAGTTTGCGCCTGTTCTCCGCCCCAAGGCGCACTCATCTCAAACGGAATTAATTTCAACTCGGTCTTAAAGCCGACACCAGGGGAGATGGTGTGGGTGTACGATACAATTTTATATTTACCATCAAATGCGTGATTGCTTCCTATGCCGCGCATTCCTGTGCCGCGCATATCCGGCATGGACAAAGTAACTTCCCTTCCTATTTCGTCATACCTGCAAATTTCTGGTATCCCTAGTGTGGTTATTTTAGGCTCAAGAAAAACCTTTCCCCAATCAAGTACAGCCTTTTCTAGTTTCTTAGAATGAACAAATTTATTCTTCTTAAGTCCTCGAACCTCTGCAGTTTTTGGGGCACGAGAAAAAGAACTTGGGTTGGTTTTCTCTAGCATTGCGATTTCTGATGCCTTTAACCCAAAAACAGAACCTAACAACCACTTTGTCAAATTTTGGGGAGCCCAGCCAGGGTAGTTTCGCTCAATCCCTTTTACAGCATCTTCAAACTTAAAAAGTTTCTCATTTAAAACAGGCTCCATACGGTTAGCCTCCGCATCATCTACTGAACGTGTTTTATCGCTATCGCCAACTCTTCCAGATGCAATCGCTCCAAGAGAATCAGCCTCTGCCTTGAAGGATGCTACGATACTTGACCATCCACCAACATCTAACTTTAGATTTACACCTTGAGCAATCCAAGGAAATGATTTTATAGGTTTTAGGTGCTTACTTGGAGGAGCGGCTAAGGAAATGTCCAGTTCCCTTTCTTCACAAATATAAACAACTTTGTCCGTTTTTGGAACTGGTCCAAAAACATTTTCCTTAGCTTTTCCATTCTCGTGTAAGAACTCAGCCGAGCTTATTCGGTAGGCTAAAGGATGACCTTGTTCTCCTATTATTTCATTACCCCAGTTAATAAAATCGTTCAATGCATCCTCTACGGATTGACCGGGTTTTATACTCATAAGCAAGCCCGGTTTGTCTTTTTTGAATGAGAAATCCCCTTCCGGACCTCCACCCCAGTCCCCCCTTAGCTCTGTCTCACCTCCTCCTCCATCTTCAGACGTCATGAAAGCAATATCATTGGCGGAGAACGGGTCAGACGTAAAAACAAACTCAGGAGTACTGTACGGCTCTGTCATAGCAGCAGTAGGCGGCGGAGGCATAAACTCTAGAGTGTTTAACGTGTTTATCTGTCCAACTCTTGCGTCAAGCGCCGTAGTATTTTGAATAACCCGAACAACAGAATCATTGGTCAGCCGAAAAAACCAAACCCCTGGTCCATACTGCTCAAAAGCAGCTCCGTCGTCCTGAGGTGGTACTTCAAACATAGAGTCGCTCCAGCCATCACCACCCCCTTCTCCAACTAAGGTTAGGTTTCGCTCAGCGTACCGAAGAGTCGGTGCGGAATGATTCCAACGTCCGGAGTCATCTCTATCCCAGGTTCTAAGGTCGGATGTTGATTCGTTAATAATAATTTGCTTAGTACCCCCTGCCCAGTACTCATACCGCCCGCTGTACTGGTCTTCCCAATTAGGAAGAGTTACGGTTTTAAAAAGTAAATCCCGTGCCTCTGTAATTTGTTGTAAATACTCACTTGGACCTTCAATCTCTGGGGAGAAAACGTTATCCGCTACCGCCGGAACATTGCGAGGCTCTTTTGAGGCTCCAAGGAGTTCTTCTACAAAATCTTCAGGAGTTGATATACTTCCTAATTGTTGAATTCCTGGGCTATCGCCTACTGACCCGGACTTATCCCTTTCCTCTCCTTTATCGCCTGATTTTTCCCTATTAAAATTAGAGTAAAGTTGTCCTATCGGGTCATCAGGGTCGAATGAGCCGTCTACGGGAGGTACGTATTCGAAAAAAGGAGATTCCTCCAAGAAAGTGATGTTAGCCAATAACTTAGCATAATCATCTGACATATTGTCTATTTCGGCATCCGACCATGTTTGAGGTATATACTTTTTCCATTTCCCACTGGAGCCACCATTTTTCTGGTCCTTGTGCCCGCTTTTAATAGACCTTTTATACGCACCGATGGCAGCTTCAATATTAGCTTTAAGACCGTTATGGTTTAGGACACAAGAAATTCCTTCCATGGAAAAGGCGGACTCTACAAGGGTTTCTATTGCGGCGGCAGTGTCTCGAAATGCAGTCAAGTCTACGCCTGTTGAAAAACCTATTTTAGCTTCAGCGGAAGAACCTTTCCAGTTAGTTACTTTAGAATGTTCTGAGAGGTCGGAACCTCCAACAGCAAAATGCAAGTCCATCACAATCTCTTGACCTAGGGACAGGTTGTAGTTCGCACGCACTAAATGGCATTTTAATTTTTCAGACGTGCCTTGGTCGCCCTCCCAACCAAACCAAATAGTAAAATCTCCATCGTCGTTTAACAAATGGTCCATTATTTTCTTTTCAATTGCAATTGAAGGAATAACAATAGACATCTCTACCAGGAATTTGCCGTCTGTACCTCCAGAACCGCGTGACCCATAAGTGAACTTAAAAGATTTTAATGATTTTTTAAGCTCAAAAGGGTCCGGTGACATAGCAACAAAAGCGGTGCCTTTGTTAGTAGCCGCGAAACGACCGAAAGCACCCGGTCGCATCCAGTAAGGAGTCTTGAGGGTCTCGGAGATTTTATTGCTCATGTCGAAACCTCATTAAATGGAACTCCCGGTATTTCCGGAACGAAAACTTTTCTGCCTGCTACAAGTTCAGTTTTTGCGTCATCAATTCTATTCGCGAGCATAATAGCCCACCATAAAGATTCGTCCCCATAGACTTGTAAAGCTAATAAATCAGGACGACCGGTCATACCTTCAGGTATTATAGCAATTCTATATCTGTTGTTTTCCAGATTTTCCATAAAATCAGAAAAATCTAAAGAAGTAAACAAAGAAGACACCAACTTATCTCTATGGAAAGTTGGTACCGCATTAAAAATTTCAAAAGGGTTACTAGCCATTATACTTACCTTTAATTTAAATAAGTAACTTCTCCAAGATTCCACCCGTGATATTCTTCAACAGACAACCGTATCATTATTGCACGGGAATCAGACTCATAAGCACCTAACTCATAATCACTTGATATTTCATAACTAGTTACAATCAAGGGAGGGTATTTCAACTTACTCCCATAAATCTCAAAAGAACATACAGGTGGTCCTTCCCTACCGTAAGTTCTGTCTAGAGGCTCTACAGAGTTACGAGCTACTTTAATTGCTTTCTCAACTTCCGAAGCTTGGTCGGCATGAGGAAGAGTAAACTTAAACTCAAAATCCGCAGCCCAAACGGAACCACCGACCCACAACCGGAGAGGTTCCCGTCTTCTGAAAATCTGTGTGGTTGCGTATCCGGCTTTTTTCTTTTCTTGTATTTTAGGATTTTCAAAAATACTGAAACTACCAACGCCTTGCGCAGTAAACATTCCTATGCTTGATTTATTGTCACTCATAATATTATCCATCCTGCAATAGAACTCTCTGAATTTCGTTGTTTTCTTTGCTTATCTCATTTGTTTCTTGTATAGCTGTGAGAACTGAGGAGATTGCCGAGGTCAGAGTCTTAACATCTTCAGCTATAGGAGAATCTTTGACGGCGGTTATAAGGTCGTCCCATTGCCGTTGTAATGCCCGTTGTTTTAGAATTTCACTTTCTCGTTCAGTAGGAATCCTTTGTGTTCGTAAATTAGCGTCCAAGTAATTGCGGTCTTCTTCGCTAAAACCGAATGTAAGTCCTTTCACGAAGGTGTCGCGACTGCCCCTCCAAGCATCCATCTCTTCCTCTTGCCTTGCGTTGCGTTCTCCTGCAATTGACCCGTGTTCGACCCAGCCCGACACTCTATCCAACCCTCTCCCACCAACTTCCATGACGGTGGTAAGCGGGTTATGCCACTCCCCCTGGACGCCTTTGCCTACCGTCTTTAAAAGACCTCCAGCAGTGCCGAGGACCATCTCCGCCGCGCCAAATGCCGTATCCCAAGCAATTTCCGCAACATCGCCAACAACGCCAAGGGGGTTCCAGTCCTGCCACGCATGTTTTATTTTCAAAAATATAAACTCTGCGCCAATCGCAAAAGCGTCAATCATTGTCCAAAATATATTCCGCACTATCACTCCTCCGTATACTAGAGCGTTGTGCCCCCACTGACTGAGAACAGACTTAAATTGTTCCGTCCATAGTTCAAGATTTTCTTTAAAGGTATTCCAAGCTTTTTGTATACCACCTTGGGTGAAAAAGTCCCACGTCGCCACCACCGCTGTTTGGGCACCTTCCCAAATCTGAGATACCAATGAGCCTGCTTCTGCGATTTTCTCTTGCATCTGGGTTATGCCGCCGTTCGCTTCGAACTCGCTAAAAATTGCAATGGCTTTATTAGTTAGACCTAAAAGCTCACCACTAATCCAATCAGCTATTGTTTGCGCCAAATCTACTACCTTACCACCAAGGTTGTTTGGACCCATTACGTTACCTAAAGCTTCCATTGAAGGGGTGAATATACTAAAAAATGCGTTCGCAAGTTTGTCCATTGTAGCAGACAGTTTTTTCTCCGCATCTTCCCTTACACGTAGGTCCCGCGTAGATGTCTGCATTAACTTGAGAAGTTCGCCAACTGAACCTAATTCGGCGGCAGCCTTATCCAAAATGGCAAAGTCCCCTGCTTGGAAGCTGAACGTTTCTCCGAGTAACGCCCTAATCGTTGCGGAACCTTCCCCCTGGAACATACCCTCCTTGACGGATTTTAGAAGCGGATAAACAACTTTGGACATCAAATCCTCCGCTCCCATACCTTCAAGGTTTTCCGGTAGTCCAAGCCTTGCTCTCAACGCCTTCTGTTCTGGGGTTTCGCCTATAAACTTAGAGACAACATTCAGTAACGGTTCAAGCTCAGCGCCTCCACCCTTCATCGATGCGGCGATGGTAGTCATGACAGCCCGCAGGTCATTGGCGAACTGCGGTCCGTAAATACCAGCAGCGTCTGTGAATGTTTGTTGGTGTTTATTTAACGCGGTAGCGAGAAGCTCCGGATTGGCTTCGGTTAAATCCGCTATATTCATCAATTGTGTTAAAGCCTTTGTTTGCAGCTCCTGAGACGCGTTCATGGTATTATTCATACCTCTCGTTAGTTGCAAGAAGGGACCCATATCTAAACCTAAGGTTTCTATCTGACTGAGAACGCCTAAAAACTGCTTATCCTGCGAACCAAGACCTTCTTGCATAAACTTGCCAAAGCTTTGTAAAACTTTGTCAAACCTGCCAGGAAGGTCAGCCACCCTTTCTAGAGCATCGTATACCTTACCTTGGTTGAGGGTATTAGACTTAACCATTGCGGTCTTCAACCCTTCGCTAGCTCCAATCTGCTGCGAAATGGCGCCCTTGATAGTCTCCAAAAGCGAGTTGCTTTTGTTCAAACTATCGGTTAACCTCTCTAAGGCTTCCTTCGTGTCTTGTGCCATAAATTAAAAAGGGTCTACCCCTAAGTATTTAGTGGGGTCCACTACAGAAAGGTCTCTTAGCTTGCGTATGTCGTATTGGCGGACATAGTCTCCTACCTCAGATGCGCCGAGCCTCGTAAAAAATCTTTTAATCATCTGAGCGTGACGCCAAGGGATTGGACCTTTTTGAGAAAGTCTCTCCACTATCAAATCTCGAACACCTTCGTCCTCAACGTAATTCAAATTAACAGCCAGCATGTACCTATTTCCATTCTTTGCAGTGTAAAAGGCATTTCCGGTTCTTTTACTTTGGAGCAACATCACTAAAGGGAATGGGTCGGTGGCAGTCCTGCTCCTATAAGTAAACGTGTAAAGGTTTGAGTTAAAAGAGGCTACGCGGGACACAGAACCTATGCGAAGCATAGCTTTTTTTAGTTTTTCGCTGTAATTAGATGCCACTTTTCTCCGTAACCCTCTATTATATACTAATGTGGAGTGGTGAAGAGAATTTAGACAACGAAATTGCTGAATTTCTAGAGCAAATCGATTATGCGCTATCCTTTAAATTTAAGGAGAAGTGGAAGCATAGATTCTCTACGACATTTATTAACGTCTTCCAAGAAAAAATAATAACGGCTTTAAAACGACAAAAGCCCTTTAAGCTGTCCACTCTAGAAATGACTTACATAAAAAAGTACAACTACAAAAAGGAGTACGTTAGGGATTTTTACGAGTGTATTAATATCGGCTTGTATAAGCCTCTAGTGGTAGACGATAGGTACAAGAAGGAAACTCCCTCTTAAACTACTTGCTTCAGGGGTTTACTCGGGGCTTCTGATAATGCCCTTTTACCACCGCTCGCTTGGCTTTAGCTTCCTCGATTAATTTCTGAGCCTTAACAGGGTCAGCACCTTGAGCTGGGCAAATATCCTTATACCCGCACCAGTCGCAGAAACGGTTAACCATAGGAGGGAAATCCTCCTTCTTCCTCTTTCTAATATCCCAAATTTTATTCTTTTGGTCTTTTAGAAACATATTGACGTGGTGCGTCGGATACTTAATTGACACGAACTTATCCAAATGAGGATAGTAGTGAGCTACGGTGACTCGGTCAATAGGAACATCGTACATTTTATGGATGGCGTACGCGTACATCTGCATCTGAGCATCATTCTGAAGGTCTCTCTTGGACGCTGCGCGTTTGCTGGTCTTGTAGTCAATAACCAGTAAATCGCCAGACTTACCCATTACAACGCGGTCTATGATGCCATTAAGGGTATAATCGCCACAGGGGGATTTGACAGAGAATTTCATCTCGGTGCTTATAGTCTCTGTCAGAGGTTTGTTGAAGGTTAGGAAGTTTCTTAAGCACTTTTCAGTCAGCGCTTCCTTTTCCTTTCCAAACTCGTACTGGCTGCGGATGGACTTGGCAATAGCTTCCAGCTCTTCATACGTAGTACACGCTACCCCATCCTCAAGAATCTTGTGGATGTACTGTCCGAACTGTAAGGCGTCGGTAGAGAGGGTTTCGTTAAAATCTTCCTTCAAGTAGTCAATATATTTGAATTTGTACTTCTTTTTACACTCGTCAAAGACTTTAATTTTACTAGGCGATACCTTATCGATAAACATATGAAAATTCCATCCAATGTAATTAAAGACTATTTACAAGAGAAATTTGAAACTTTTCTTGTAAAAAACGACGAGTTCCTAGTGAATTCGTTGTTTGTGGAGGATTCTAAGTTTCATATGTCCATCAACATGACTACAGGTCTATGGCAGGATTTCAAGTCTAAAGAGACGGGAAACTTTCCGCAGCTAGTAGCTCACGTTGAGGGTATTTCACACCAAGAAGCCCACAAGTATATAGGGAGAAAGCTATTTGATTCTCCGGAAGCCCTTTTCGACGTCTCGACCGTGCGCCAAACTGAAATCTACACGGGGAAACCCAAAGTAGAGGAAGAGTTTGTTAACTTTAAAAAGCTAAGCCTTGCGCACGCTCTGCTATCTGATTCCTTGACAGAACGTTTAGCCGCGAAGGCTGTTATTTCCAGAAAATTGGATAGGTTTCCGTTCTACGTAGGAATGGAAGGCAAGTACGCTAACCGCCTAATCATCCCTTACAATTACAAAGGTCAAATGATTTACTTCCAAGGTAGAAGTTTGTCCTCGTACGGAATGAAATACTTAAACCCAAGTAAGAACACCCACGGAGTAAAGTCCAGTGAGATTCTTTTCCCCTTTAACGAGTCCTTAGATTACGTAGTAGTGACCGAGGGACCTATGGATGCTATTAGCCTCCAGTTAAACGGACTAAACGCTACTTGTATCCAAGGAAGTATGATGTCGTACACGCAAGCAAGAGAACTCGCCAAAAAGAAAGTTATACTCAGCTTTGATAACGACGACGCAGGAAAGGAAGGAGAGGAGAAAGCAAGAAACCTCCTACTACGCCTTAACACCTCAAACATCTACACCGTACGCCCTCCAGAGCAGTACAAAGATTGGAACGCGTTCCACATAGACCTAAACGACTCTAAGAGCCTATTTAAGTACGTTCAGTCGAATATCCGAAAAATGGATTTCACGTACTTTGTGTCACAAGGTCTATCTGCAGATTAGATTGAACTTATCGCTATAGATGGTTTCGTCCATCAAAGTATAGCGAACTTGAATGTCGTACCTGCCTACACTAGAGAATGTGTAGCTGTACTTCATAGTGTCATCAGACGTGACATTATCAACATCAGCCCAAGCTTGCATGACGTCCCAGGCTCCGTCGTTCTCGTCGTACTTTCTAATTTGAATTGCAGCGGACTGGATTACAGATTCGTTAAAAATAGCCCTCACATCCTTCGGAATGGATGTATCGTTTAGGGAGATATCCGTAGCGATAGAAAGGACGACTGTACTGCTAACGTTTACGTACTTCTGAAGTAACTTATTTTTGGAGGTTACTGACAGAGGCTCGGTAAGACCTAGAATAGTGTCATTGTATAGGTCAAAAGTATTAATATAGACTTTTGGAGCAGAGCCTTCATTATCTACAATTGTCCAAAAATCATAGTACTTACCTACCGAGGATGCGGTATTCGCTACCCCCACAGCAGAAGTAGCTAAATGACCACCGATATCCGTAAGTGCGGTAGTGGAGTAACCATCGGGCTGGAGAACTACAGCGTAATGCCCCGTATCTAGCCTAAAAATACCACTAGCCGAAGAAACGTCACCGCCGTAGGTGGAGGCATCAAAATAAGAAGTGGTAGGGTTTACGACCCTGGCGAACGTCGCCCCTGCGCCACTAGAGTTTATAAAACGGGCGTGGACACCCGATGCGACTCCGGAAGCCACCAAACCATACTCAGTGCTAGACGAGTTGTAGTCTAGGTACTTTTCGGGGTCCCCGTTAGAAATAGTCTCCAAATAGGTGCTAGACGCAATCTGGTCTTTAATTACAACTACAGAGCATACTTGGTACGGGTCAGCATAAGCGCCGCTTTTAATGTAAAATAACTCCAAGGCAGTCTTCCCCAGTACAGTGGGGCGATTCTTCCTCGGAACGACGGTAATGCTGTTAATCTTCATGGATGTGTCTCTATTATCTACCCCTGAAGTTTTTATTTTGAGATTCTTTTATAGCCTGAGCCTCAGCCTCTTGGTCTTTAACGAAAAGCTCTAAAAACTGCCTCCTGTCTTCTGAGGTCATATTTTGTACAGAGGCAAAATCAAAACGGCAGCGTCTTACCAACATATACCCCTCTCTGTCTAAAATATCTCTACCACATTTAACCTCTAGCTCGTAAAGAAAAAATTTGCGTTTACTCCCACAGTGTCTATATTCTTGGCGGCGCAAGAATCGCAAATCCACTCGGTTTCAGGGTCCATACCGTAGCTAGGGGTGAAGATTGCCTCCCTCAGATTGGCAACATCTCTAACAGTAGTACCTTCCACAAAAAGAGAAATAATGGTACTGTCGGTCTGCCCTTCCACATCTAAAATGTACTGAGGCAAAGACTCAACCAACTGTTTCACGGACTGCATAGAAGACTCATCACTAACCCTCAAGACCCTAACCCTCGCGGTTTTCTTTGAATCTGGAAGGAAAACAGTAGTTTCCGATTCCATATCGCCTTCCAAGTAATCAACTTTCATGCTAGAAATGTCATAATTCAGGATGGAATCTTTCTTACAGGAATCGCAAACCACCGGACACTTATACTCAGAACCGTAAGAAAGTTGGCGAATCTTGAACAGACAAAAAAGCTTATCAGGAATAGTAAGGTCTTCGTACTTCGGACCTTTAATACAGGTGCTTAGTACGTGATTTAAGGCGTCAAGGGCTCTGTCACCCTGTCCGGCTTGTTGGATTTTTTTCTCGTCCGAATACTTAAGAGGTCTAACCTCGACCGTTTGCTTATCATACCCAGAGTACATCTTACCGAGAGAAGGAAGGTTAAACTCCACAAAAGAGTCTACATTCTTCACGTTCTCCAAAAGAGAAGCGACTGCATCCTTTATCTCTGACACTTCAGGTACTGTAGCATCAGCTGGAGTAGGTAAGGGTTTCTCCCCTTTCTCTTGACCTTCAAACGATTTCGCGAGGTCTACAATTGATTTTTCTTTATCTTTACCGAACATAATTTCACAAATTGTCCTAAAGGACTATAATTACAATATATAATAGTAGTCTTATGAAAATTATTATAGATAATCTAGTTTCAATTTTAGACACAGACAACGAAAAACTAAAAAACATCCTGGAAAAGAAGTACCGGGTGCGCCAGGAAGGGTACCAATACGCCTCTTCTTACAAACAAGGTCACTGGGATGGCTTCAAAAAGTTTTTCCTAAAAAGTTCGGGAAAGTTCGGTACCGGCTTACTATCATATATTATATATGATTTAGGGGTAACTGAGTTAGACTATGAAATAGAGGATAAAAGAGAAAATATAAAAATAAAAGATTATAAAGTACCTACACTTAAATATAGAGATTATCAAGAAGAATTAATAACAAAAGCTTTAAATGAAAAACGTTGTATTTTAAAAGCTCCTACTGGTTCAGGTAAAACTATAGTATTAGCCGGTTTACTTAAAGCCTTAGAAGATAAGACTGGTTTAATAGTATTTAATAAGAAACAGCTTGTTATCCAGACTTACGATTTCTTAACCAAACATGGATTTGACGTAGGAGTAGCTTTTGGGGAAGGTGTGGACATCAAACCTATTACCTTGTGTACCATCCAGTCTATAGACAAAGTCTTGGATACTCACCTAAAGCACTCAGACTTTATTATATTTGATGAGGTACATGAATTCTCCAAAGGTAAATTAGCTGTTAAGGTAATTAAATCTTTCCCCAAAGCACAGTTTAGAATTGGTTTAACCGCAACAGTACCCACAGACAAAATGGCTAAACTAAACTTAATCTCTGCCCTTGGACCAGTAATTGAGGAGGTCGAAGCTTCTGATTTGGTAGACCTCGGGTTCTTAACAAAACCTAAGATTCATATCTTACCAGCCCCAAGTGTAACTTTAGAAAATGACGACACGTATTTGGAAATATACCGTAAGTCTATAACAGAAAATGAGTTACGTAACCAGATGATTAAAGCTTTGGTCAGTGATTTTAGCAAGAAACCATCTAAAACATTAATCTTGGTTAAAGATTTAGCCCACGCCAAAGTTCTTCAAGAGCTTATCCCAGAAGCTTTGAAGCTAGAAGGTAAGGATGACCTCATCACCAGAAAGAAGACTATCGAGGAGTTTGCCTCCGCTGAAACCTCAGTGTTAATTGGTACAACTATCATGCAGACAGGGGTAGATATACCAGAGATAACTCACTTGATTAACGCTAGAGGTCTTAAATCAGAAATCGCAACCTTGCAGGCTATGGGTAGAGCTTTGCGAATACACGAGTCTAAAAACAAGGTTTACATTTTTGATTTCAAAGACTCAGCGCCTTACCTTAGTAAACATTCAACCAAAAGAATTAAACACTACAAATCCTTAAACTTCGAAGTAAAAGACCATGCGTAAAAAAGACGACCCTTACAAAGTGAACCACTTAGTCGAATTTGACATTGAAGAGTTCCGAGACGTTGCGAGAAACCTGAAGAAGATTCAAGACGAGGGAGTTGTTACGGAAGATTCCGTCAGGGTGTTGACCACTATTATCAGCCAACTTACCCACGTAAGAGATAAGCATGTTGACTGTTTAATCAACTGGTTGAAGCAGGATTACGTCCTAGACGATTAACCCTTCTTTTTGAACTTGCTAGCGAAGTAGTTAAAGAGTCGCAGGACAAAGTCCCGGCAAATCCTTAACAGCTTCATGTCGATAGCCCAAAATTTACTCAGCAGCGTCTTCAGTAGGTTCATCGGCTCCTTCCAAGGCTTCAAGGTTTGCTTGCGCTTGAGCTAAATCGCTCTTAGCTTGCTCTATGGCGTCATCTTTCTCGTCTTCTAGAGCAGCTTGCTCCTCTTCCGCTTCCTCTTCTTCGCTCATCGATTGACCTTTGGAGAAATCAATATCGGCAAAGAGGCTCTCAAGGTCTCCCGCCAGTTCTACCATTTCTTCCTTGCTGATTGCAGGTTGTTCTGGTGCTGCGGCTTCCATGTCCCCAACTTCTGGAGCGGGCTCTTCAGCGGTTTCGGTGTCTAGACCTTCTTTAAGGTTTTTCTTCTTGTCCTTACCGTTCTTTTTCTTCTTTTCGTCTTTGCCCGCCTTCTCGTCTTTTTCGTCTTCGATGGCGTCCTTTTCTTTGGCGATTTTCTTGTCGATTTTATCAACGTCGCCGTCGCCATCCATGTCTGCTTCTGCATCATCGCCTTCCTTGTCTGCTTCGGCGTCATCGCCTTCCTTGTCTTCCGGCTTCTCGCCTTTCATTTTAGCGGCAAGGTCTTTTGCTTTCTTAGCGACTGCTTTGATTTTCTTAGCGTCAGGCTTATCTGCTTCTTCCGAGCCCTCTTCCTCTTCTTCTTTGTCGTTTAGCATGTCCTTGATAGCTTCG